CTGCGAAATACAGTAAAAATCCCTGCAATGGAACTTGTGAAATTTCCAACTAATGTCGCAATCTCACCGCCAATATTAAACATCTGGACCAGATAATCTTTAATGCGGTCCTTATTCTGTTCCAGGTACCTGCTAATGCCGCCCAGAAGGTTATCTGCGATCGTTGCACCGATGCTTGCTACAGAACCAATAACTTGTCCTAAGGACTGGGCCAGTGTATTGGCAAAACCTAAAGCCGCTGTCTGCGCATCAGAATCAGTAAAAATATTCCCAAGGCTGTCTTTTATGGACTGGATGCTGCTTTGGATCGAATCAAATACAGATGTGTCGCCAAAAGCATCCCAAAAACCACTTGTAAAAGAGTCTTTTAACTGGTTCAGCAGATCAGCTATCTTCTGCAGCTTACCACTGACTACATCTTCCTGTTCCGGAAGTGTTCCCATATCAAAGGTATCTGCATTGTAGCCGCCTGCCCCACCAGATCCGCTTCCACTATCTGAGCCACTATCAGGATTTAAGATATTAAGCTCATCAATACCTGTGGTAGCCGTTTTGATATCCTTAGCAGCTTTCTTTGCAGCATTTCCGGCACCGGAAGCAGCCGTTCCAGCTTTATTTGCTGCGGCAGCTACAGCTTCCATGCCAGCTGCAGTTGCGGATGCTCCTGAATCTTTACCGCCAGACATCAGGGCAAAAAAGGCTTTAAATGCATTTGCCAGGCTAAGTATTTTACCAATGACTGCATTGATCACCTGGATGACCGGGGATAATGCAGCTATAAGGCCCTGGCCTATGGTTGCCTTTAAGCTGTCAAACTGCAGCTGTAAGATACGGACCTGGTTCGCCCAGCCAGTGGATGTCCTGGAGAAGTCACCTGCTGCCGTTGTCAGCTGATCCTGTACAAACTTATACCGCAGAGCAACCTTTTCCATTTCGGACATCTTTGCAGTAGTCTTTCCGAAGCCATTTGCCATGGCATAGCTATCAAGAGCCGTCTGGGTCATAACAATGCCCAGATCTTTCAGGCTTTCTGTTTCACCAGTGAATACAGACTTTAACTTCGTATATGCCTCATCCTGGCTGATGTTGTAGAAAGATGCCACATCTCCGGCAAGACCAGTAAGAGTTGTGGACATGTCATATGCAGCCTTCTCACTAAAGCCAAAAGCCTTTGCCATAGCTCCAAAAGTACCGGTAAACCGCTTTGCCATGGTCTCAGACAATCCAAACTGAGTGGCTGCATTCTGGGCAAACTTATCTACCTGTTTGCTCATCTGGGAAAATGTAACATCAACTACGTTCTGGACTTCTGCCAGATCAGAGCCTAATTCTATACAGGACTTTCCAAAGTCAAATACTTTTTTGACTGCAAAAGCAGCTGCAAGTGCTTTGCCAGCTTTTTTTGCCAGATTCTGTATCCCCAGCATCTGACTGTCAAACTCATTTTTATTTACTACCAGATCAAGCCCGATCTGGCCTACGCTGTCTGCTGCCATATATGTCACCTGCCCTTTTTCGTTAAGACAGGCACATCGGCACAGCGTCTTAGATCTTTAACTCAAATATTTTCCTGCATTCCTTATTTTTACATTTAAAAAAGATGCCCTTGCATTTGGCATCTTCTGACTTCATTGCATTGACCGGATACCCGCAATACGGGCACCGGACTTTTTCATGCTTTACTTTTTCAATTTCAACCACCTCCGCATAATGCAGCGAACATCCTTTCCAGACCTTCCATTTCCCTGTCATAAGCCTCCGGAGTCATCTGCTCCATCTGATGTTTACGCCAGCTGTCATGGATTCTTCGCTGATCAGTGGTAAAATGTTTGATCACATTATCATCTGTTTCAGAACGTATCGCTACCACCCGGCCCAGGGGAGTTTCCGGTCCAAGTCCGGCCAGCAGGGAACGGAACTCATCCCAGCTGACCGTTTCAAACTCTTTCGTCCTTATACGCAACCCGTACTGCGTCATGAAACTGGAAATGATCAGGTCCCAGTCTTCAAACAGGTCGTAGTACGGGTCAGCGCTCTCCCTGGCCTGTGATATCTCCTGTGATCAGCTTTATGGCCTCCTGAATGACAGTCATCCAATCTGGAACCAGCAGTTTCAACGAATCAATTACCTTTCTGGATTTTTCTGGAAATACCAGTTCGTATAATTCATTCATATTTTCTTCTGAAGTTCCACCATTTCTTGTAACATTAATTACTTTCATCATGGTAGGAGCATCTGCATTTACCTCCAATTTTTCTCCATTGATCATCAGGCATGGATTCCCATCAAATGTAAGCTTATCTGTAATATCTACTACTTTTGCCATTGCTCATTGTCTCCTTTTACGCTGCCACTACCGGTGTATAGGTTGGTTTTCCATAACAGGTAACCTCAAACTCCAGGGCATCGATATTCGTTGTATCACCGCCTCCTGGGGTAGTCACATTTACTACTACATCACAAGCCAGCTTAGCCCCGGATGTCATGGTCCACTCAAACTTGGTCATTACATCCTGGCCAAATTTCCATGCAAGGCCTGCGATATAATCATTTCCGGCATCACCTACGGAACGCTTTCCCTTAAAAGCAAAGCTGAGTTTTTTGCCAGTCATAGCAGATTTGGCCCAGCCTTCTGCGTCCATGGCATACCATTCTTCTGTGGTACCGTCAATGGTTGGCGCAGGATATACTTTTCCTCCTACTTCACTCATTACACATTCCTCACTTTCTCTGATAGATAAGATCCAGCCAGATCACATATTCATACACCCCATTATCATCCGTTCCTACGTCCTGAGGTTCAGGAACCATTAAACGCAGATAATTAATGTGGGTATCTCCTATGTCCAGACTGGATATACTTCTAAGTTTCTCAAATAGTTGATAAGCAGCTTCTTCACTTTCCGGTTTGTCCCTGTTCCAATGAACCAGAAGAGAGAGCTGCTTTGTATCATAGGTAGTGTATTCCAGGCCACCTAAAGCAATATTGGGTGGTCCGGATCCACTTCGGTTATAAATACCTATGGATTCCTGCTGTTTATTATCCAGCTTACCGATATAAACATGGCTCTCTTCTGCAATTCCAAGAGAAATGATCCAGTCTTGTATGTCCGTTAACCGCAGCATCATACACCACCCGCCTTTTTATAAAACTTCTTAAAGGCTTCCCTGCAAAAACCGGAGCTGACACCTCCCGGAAGCCATGGCTCAAGCCATTTACCGCCTGCAAAAGGATTTTCATACTTCTGGAACTGATATTCCGGATGATAATACAGCCGCCTTGCATATGGCGTGCTGGATACCAGGCTTACTTTTCCGTTAGAAGCTTCACTGGTGTCCACGAAGGTGCTTTCATTCTGCAGGTTGCCAGTATCAAACGGCATGACCTGTGCCTGTACCACTTCCGTATGCAGCGCTTCCGCCGTCTGCTTCAAAGCAACTACTGCTGCACGGGTCAGCTGGCTGATACGGGGCATGTTCAGCTTTATAGTTGACTTTACCTGCATCAGATCACCTCCAGCTGGCAGAAATTAACCGTTCCGTCTGGATTCCTTGCCTTCATTCCCTGTTCAATCCGGCGTTCCTGACCGAATACTGTCACCGTGCCTCCACTAAGTGTTGGAAAGTCCGGCGCGATATCCCCCGGAAACATGGCCGTGCCAGTGATCTGGATCAGTTTCTTTTCCGTGGTCAGTATCGTCTTTGCCCTGTCCTGAAAGTTACATTTTAAGTCCAGGTCCACTACTTGTTCCGGTTCGCCGTGGTTATTCACGTCTTCAGACTCCAGATGGACGTGTATATCTACCTTGCAAAGCTGTTTATGGACCAGACATGGATATTTCATAGTCTCACCTCGCTAACCGGCAACACAAACCTGTCTGGGACAGTAGGGCGTATGTATCGCGCTTCATTGCCACGCCCTTGTCCGTGTAGACGTTCCAACTCTGTCCAAACTGGACTGATGCCCCATTCAGGCTATAGCTGGACAAGATTGTGCTGATCTCGTCGGCATTCTCATACTCAAAATCTGCCTGCTGGCAGACAACTTCCTGTATGGTTTCTTGCTGAAAGGCCGTCAAATTGGAAAATCCCCGGCCCACAATACGGTTGTAGGTCAGGGAATCAATGTGCCGGCTGGCCTGCTTAAGGGCCTTGTCCAGTTCGTTCATGGGGATTACTGTTCCCTTATATGCGTCACAGTAGTACTCACAGGTGGTATAAGGTTCATAGAGCATAAGGCACCTCCTATGTGACAGACCATGTACCGTCTGCATTAGTTGCTGTCTTAGGTGTCTCCCCGTCCTTAAATGTAAATGATTTCGTCTTGCTTGGGACGTCCTCAAATACCTTGTCTTTAGCATTGTAAGTCACTCCAGATAAGGAGATTTCCTTAACTGCTCCTGTTGCGGCATATCCAACAGTAATAAGTCTGTCTGGGAAGTTGCTGTCCCCGGCATCTGGCGTGAGTGTCCCATACCGGACTGTCTCACGCGCTCTCAGATATGCCTTGTTGTCTGCGTCAGAAAGACTATCTTGCATGACGTTCCCTTTGTGCTTCCCTGTATATTCCCCGGCGGTAGCCAGTCTCTCCCCACTGACAGGAGAGCCGGAAGGCCAATCCACATTTCCATATTTCATTTCGTTTGGCATAATGCTCCTCCTTACTGCACCTTGATCTTGCGCATAATACCGGCTGCCTTGGTTGCCTTAAGGGCCGCGGCCGCCAGCATCTCAACCTCACCCTTCTTTACTGCGCCGGCTTCCTCGAACTTCG